CCAACGGTGCGACCTCGACGGAGTGGCTCCGAGCGTCCGGCATCGCTGAGCGCACGTTCTATCGCGTGCGTCAGTGGGCGGTCCGTGAGGGCTACGTCAACGAGCACACCAGGGGCAATTCGCAGCGGTTTACCCTGACACCGAGCGGCCACCACGCTCACAACGGCGTTGGGATATGGGTCACATAACAGACCTGTACTGCCACTACTGCCACTGTACTGCCACGGTCGTTGGCAGCCCAGTTGTTATGGGGTTTGGGGCCCTAGCGGCGCTAGCCGCGCCTAGGGCCCAACTACATAAGAGCTAAGAGATGTATATCGCGCACGCGAGCATCACGGACTGCCACTACTGCCACTGTACTGCCACGGAGTTGCCATGGAAAAACCGCGAAAGAAAAGACGGGGTTCGCGAGCGTCCGGGACATCGCCGCGTCAACTCGGGACCAACCCGAGAGCCCAAGGAACCTCACCACGTCAAACCGGAACGAACCCGCGGACGTTGAGACGACTGCCGCGCCCCCGCCACCGGACGTTCCCGCGGCGTACGGCTGAAAATTGCTGATCGCGTTTCAAAAAAAACTCCGCAGTACCGCAGGCTCACACACACCAGGAGAACCACCACGATGGCTCGCAAGAAGAAGCAGTTCCAAGTCCGCCAAGGCGACGTCCTCATCACCGCGATCGCCACGCTTCCGGCCGGCGTCGATCGCGCCAACCCTCGCCCGCGCGACCGCGGCCGCGTCATCCTCGCGTATGGCGAAGTCACCGGCCACGCGCACGCGATCGCTGACACCGCCGACGTGCCCGCGGCGGCCATCTACGACGACCCGAATGCCAACGATGGATCGTTCGTGATGCTGGTCGAGAGCGACACCGGTCTCGTGCACGAGGAGCACGGACGCATCGACCTGCCCGCTGGCACGTATCGCGTGACGCGGCAGCGGGAGTGGACAGATGCTGATGAGCCGCGGCTGGTCGCAGACTGATCGAGCATGCCGCGAAAAATCGAGCGGCTGACGGCCCGGCAGGAGCGTGAACTCGGGGAGTCCTACGAGCGCGCGCTCGCTGCTGGTCGCAGCACGGCGCCGGCGGATCGTCGCGCCGCAGAGGCAGTCTTTCAAGAGTTCGCTAAAGCAATCGGCCGCGATCGGCCGTTTGCGATCTGGTGGTGGGACGGACCAGCGAGCGCATTCAGCGCTGCGGTTCTGTTCACAATGTTGCTAAAACAAAGGAGCGACGAGCCGACGGAGTCGGCGAGCGCGCTCCGGTCGCAGCTCCGGTCGCAGCTCGGGTCGCAGCTCGGGTCGCAGCTCGGGTCGCAGCTCTGGTCGCAGCTCGATTCGCAGCTCGGGTCGCAGCTCGATTCGCAGCTCCGGTCGCAGCTCTGGTCGCAGCTCCCCGGTTTTTACTGGTACGGCTGGTGGGGACAGCACGAACACTCGTGGGCGCCTTTTTATGCGTTTGCTGAACACATCGGCGTGAAATACTCTGCCGCCGACAGTGCGATTCTCCGCGGATGGCACACGCTCGGCGAGAGCGTCGGGTGGTGGTGCTGCTTCGGCAACGATGACCTGTTCGTGTGCGAGCGGCCATCCATTCAGGCGGTCGACGACCGTGGCCGCCTCCATTCCGAGTCCGGTCCGGCACTCCTCTGCCGCGACGGGTTTGCGGTCTATTCGTGGCACGGTGTGACGGTACCCGCGGATGTCATCGAGCGTCCTGGCGAACTCACGACGCAGCAGATCACGAACGAGCCGAACGCAGAAGTCCGGCGTGTGATGCTGGAGCGATTCGGCGCCGACCGGTACATCACGGCGCTCGGCGCGAAACGCGAGCAGGCCGACGATTACGGGGAGCTGTATCGGGTCGCTCGCGCGGACGACAGCGACCTCGTGATGGTCAAGGTCATGAACTCGACGCCGGAACCGGACGGTTCGAGCAAGGAGTACTGGCTCCGAGTGCCGCCGCAGGTGACGAGCGCGCACGAGGGCGTAGCGTGGAGTTTCGGGCGTGAGATTCGGGATTACCGGCCGCTGGTCGAAACGTGAGTAATGCTGTCGAGCAGCTCGTGCGCCTGGGGTTCGGCAGGGAAGAGGCCGAGCGCCAGGTGCGCGCGCAACTCGGCGGTCCGCCGCCGGATCCGGAGCTCTCCGAGCGTGAGCTCAACGCGCTCGAGAAACAGATCGAGCACGACGGCGACGTGTTGATGCAGAAACTCGGCTTCGAGGTGATCCGCTTCTCGCATCCGGGCAAGACAAAGCAGACGCCGGGCATTCCGGACCGTCGCTACTACCGACGTCCGCGGGAGATCGAGCGGCCCAACGGCCGATTCCTCCAGCCCGCGCTCGTCGTGTGGGTCGAATACAAAAGCGGGACGGGCCGTCAGCGCCCGGGTCAGAAGCTGTTCCAGGAAATGTGCGAAGCGTGTGGCGAGCACTACGTGCTGGGCGGGCTTGAAAATCTCAACGCGTGGCTGATGAAACACACATGAGCATCGAGCCTGTCCCAGAATGACTCGGCTGTCACCGCAGCAACAACGGGTGGTCGATCTCGTCCGCACCGGCGCGAGCTACGAACAAATCGGGCAGACCCTCGGCGTCGATCGCCGGACAGTCGCGACGTACGTCGATCGGATCGCCAGGAAGATCCCGAATCCGGAACAGCTGCGACCCTACCTGGCCGTGTTCGTGTGGAGCCGCCTGTCAGTCATGTCCGACTAGCGCACCGGACCGTCGACGCTGTACACATTCGCTCGTGAAAATCTGCGCAGGAATTTCGGAGGCCGCTCGCGAGGCGGCCTCTGTCGCATCCGGCATCGTCGCCATCGACATCCACCTCGAGCTCGATGGCCCCGAACCGCCGCACGATGCACTCGCGCCTGTGATCGAATCGTCGCGCGCGCATGAAACCGACATCTCGCCCGAACTCGCGCGTTCGCAAGGTCGGCAGATGCAGGTGCGCTCATTCGAGATCCGGCAGTCCGCAACGCATCGCCATTGCCGCAAAGGGATCCACCTCCTGACGCCCGATAATCGGCTGATCTCGGGCGCGTGTCGCGCCTGCGATCGCGAGCGTCGGCGCGTGCGACGGAACGCGGCGTGATGGCTCGACCCACGCTATACAACTCGACGTTCAACGAGCAGGCCCGGAAGCTGTGCCTCCTCGGCGCGACGGACAAAGAGCTCGCCGATTTCTTCGACGTGGCCGAGTCCACGATTCACCTGTGGAAGCGCGATCATCCGAGGTTTTCGGAGTCCATAAAAGCCGGCAAGATCAAGGCGGATGCGCTCGTCGCGCACAAGCTCTATCACCGCGCCATTGGCTACAAGCACGACGCGGTGAAGATCCTCACCGTGGCGGACGGCAACAACCAAGGCTCGCACGTCGAGAAGGTCCCGTACGTCGAGCACTACCCGCCGGATCCGACGTCAATGATTTTCTGGTTAAAGAATCGTCGTCCGGATCTCTGGCGCGACAAACAGGACGTTGAGCTCGCCGGCGATGCCGCGCGCCCGTTGACCATCCGCGTGGTGAAAGAATGACGGCTGTCGCCGCGCCGCGCGAAGTGCTCATCCCCGCGCCCCTCGCGCACCAGGAGCCGATCGTCGAGAGTTCCGCGCGGTTCAAGGTCGTCCGCGCCGGCCGCCGTGGTGGCAAGACAGTCCTCGCCGAAGGATGCGCGATCGTTGGGCACGGGCCGATGGCGCGCGACGGTGAGCCCGTGTTCCGCGGCATCGCGCACGATCTCGACGTGGTCTGGGTCGCGCGCGACTACACGCAGGCCGGGATCATGTGGCATGAGTTCATCCGGCCACGCTTCAAAGGCGTTGGCGGCGTGCGCGTCAACGAGGCCGAGCGGACGGTCTCGCTCGAGCATGGCGGCACGCTGTTCGTGATCTCGGCCGAGAACATCGCCTCCGCGCGCGGCATGGGAAAACGGCTCGCCGGCGTCATCATCGAGGAGGCCGCGTGGCTCGATCTCCAGTCCGCGTTGCGTGACGTGATCCTGCCGGCGCTGATGGACAACGAAGGCTGGATCATGCTCATCTCGACGACTAATGCCGGCTCGGACGGCGGGCGCGACGAGAGCGGCCAGCCGCGAACGCCCAGCTACTTCAACGTGATCTGCGAGGAGATTCGCAAAGGCGAGCGCTCGCGCGAGTGGGCCGAATTCCACTTCACCGCCCAGGACAACCCGAAAATTTCCGAGCACGCGTTCCAGACGCTGGTGGACGAGTACGCGGCAGACTCGCCGTCGCTCAAGCAGGAGGTCTACGCCGAGCTGCTGGCGGGCGGCGTCGGGCTCGCGCTCGACCAGGTGTGCGCGGAACGCCATCTCGTCGCGCCATTCAAGATCCCTGAACACTGGACGCGATTCGGCGCGTTCGACTGGGGCTATGAGCATCCCTATGCGTTCGGCGACTTCACGGTCAGCGGTGACGGCCAGCTCTATCTCGTCGACACGGTCTGGGGACGGAAAGAGCAGCCGGAGCAGATCAGCGCAAAGGTCGGGAAGGTCGTCCCGATCGATCGCATGGCATACGTCGTCGGCGGGCTCGATTTGTGGCACGAGAAGAAGGCGCGCGGCGAGACCGGACCGACGCTCGCCGAGCATTTCGCAAACGCCCGCTGGCCGCTCATTCAGGCGACCGTCTCGCGCGTCACGGGCCTGAACAATCTGCGGCGCTACGTCGCCTGGAAGGTGTTCGACACGGACGGTACGCAGACCGGCGAGCAGAAGCCGCGGTTCTTGATGTTCGACACGCCGGGGAACCGCCGTGTGCTCGCCTGCCTCGAGTCGATGCGCATCGACGAGAAGAACATCGAGGATGCGCTGAAGGTGGACGCGGACTACGCGGGCCGCGGCGGCGACGATGCGTACGACATGACGCGCTATGCGCTGATGACGCGGCCGCTGCTGCCGGCGGCGCCGGGGATCCGGCGGTCCGAGGACATCGACCGCACGCATCTCCAGGGGACGAAGGTCGCCAAGGATCCGGTCTGGGACCGATTCGATCGCGAGCACCGGGACCGTCGGTTCCGGAAACCAGTGCGCAGCGCGGTGCGGGTGGTGCCGACGTGATGTACGAAAAGGCCGACGCGATCATCGCTCGTCATATCGACCGCGAGCGGGCGAAGGCAAAGGCGGCGGGTCGTCCGGATCCGTTCGGCCCGTGGACGCTCAAGGGGCATGACCGGTTCAGGGATTTCTCACGTTCGCTCACGGAGCTTGTCCGCCAGTGACAGACCCAACGCCGGCGCCGGCGCCGCGCCAAACGACGAAGGTGATCGCCGCTGTGGTCGACGCGCACGCCAAGCCCAGCGCTCTTCCGCGGTGGGCGCTCGGGCTGGCCTTCCTCGGGTGGTCGGCGTACGAGCGGTATCGCCCGCACGCGACGCCGCCGTCGACCGTGGATGTCTGGGTCTTCCATGTCGGCCTGCTCGTCGTCGGCCTCGCCGTACTGCCTGGCGTGGGCGAGCTCCTCTTGGAATTCGCAAAGGGAGCGGTCTCCGTCTTCGGCGCGTTCCGGAAGGCGAAGGACGGCGCGCCATGAGCAATTTCGAAACGGCCGTCGCCCTCGTGCTCAAGCACGAAGGCGGGTTCGTCGACGACAAGAACGACAGCGGCGGCGCGACGAATTGGGGCATCTCGTCGCGGTCGTATCCCAACATCGACGTCGCGAAACTCACACGCGACGACGCGATCGCGATCTACCGCCGCGACTTCTGGGAGCCGCTGCGTTGTGACGAGCTCCCGTATGGGCTCGCGGTCCAGCTGTTCGACATGGCGGTCAACGCGGGCGTATCCGCGGCCGTGAAGATCCTCCAATCGACACTGTTCGTGACGGCGGACGGCGTGCTCGGGCCGGTGACGATCGCTGCGGCTGGGAAGGCGGGTCACGCGGCGGTCAAAGGGTATGCGCGGCGCCGGATCCGGTACTACTCGTCGCTAGGGAAATTCGCGATGTACGGCGATTCGTGGACGGACCGGACGCTAGACACGCTGCTCGAGGCGGTGGCCGCATGACGCAGAAAGCACTGTGGCCGTTCTGGCTCCTGGTGGTCGTGGGTGCGCTCTGGATCGGCCATTACTTCGGTGGCGCGCAGCAGCGCCAGGCTGACGCCGAACAGCTCGCGGTGATCGAGCAGTCGATCGTCACGGTCCACGACACGGTCGCGCACTACGACACGCTGCTCCGCGTCGACACGCTCCGGATCCGGATCGCGGCGGCGCATGCGGACACGGTGCGAGACACGGCGTGGGTGTTCCTCGCTCGGCTCGACTCGGCGGCCGGCGTGGATACGCTGGTGCCCTCGTCGCTCGTGCGGCGGGCGTCGCTGGCCTGCTCGGACGCGATTCTGTCCGACTCTGTGGCGTTGGCTGCCGCTCGCGCTGCGCTCCGTGACTGCTATGCCGCGCGCACCTGGAGCGACAGCGGTCGCGTGCTCGCCGAGCAACGCGCGCAGCTCTTCGAGCGCACAGCGAAGTCCGCGATCTGGAGCGGACGAAGACAGGGCGCGGCCATCGGCGCCGCGTTTGCCGTACTCGTTGTACACTTTCTCAAATAGGCGATCTGTGAACATCCTCCTCGCGCTCCATCGCTGGACGGGCCGCATCGCACTCGTGCTTGTCGCCGGCTTTCTGCTCGCCGCGGCCGTCAGCTGCTCGGACATCACTGCGCCGGCGCCGCGGAGGATCGCGCCATCAGGCGCCGCCAAGACCGAGTATCCAGGGCCGGACGGCATGTGCCGATCTGGCTACTCGGTGGCCACTGGTCGCAACGGCGAGACGATCTGTGTGCCGGACGGAGAAACGTGAAACTCCCGTTCGTCTCGCGGCTCGCGTTCGAGATCGCGCTCGCACGCGCCGAACGCGCGGAGCGTCAGGTCGACGCGTTGCTGGACCGGATCGCGCACCCTGTTCGCGACGTTGCGGGCGGGGATGCGCAACCGCCAACACGTGAACCGGTGTTCGGGCCGCTCGCGCAGGCCGCGTTGCAGGAGATGGGCGCTGGGCTCGGGCCGCAACTGAAACGCGCGATGCGCGAAAAGGCGCTCGCGAACGCTGGCACGATGGACGACGAGCAGTTGGCCGCGTTCATCAGGCGCGGCGAACCGGTTCGCTGGATCCCGATCTAGCGCATGGGCATCAGCTACGCAGGCGAGCTCGCCGACACCAGAGGCGCCGGTGCGGAAGCCGAACGGCCGCAGTCGTCGCCGATGCCCGGCGAGACGGTCGACCAGCCGCAGTCGCCGTTCGCGGGCCTCGGCGCGCTGCTCGAGGAGCAGGATTCCAAGAAGATCGTCGACACCATCGTCGATATGATCCGCGAGCAGGGACCAGCGCGGAAGCGGCGCCGCGCCGAATGGGAATGCAACAAGCTCTGGCTCAAGGGCGTACGTGGCGCGCGGGTACGTCGGCAGTCGGAAGACCGCAACGACGTCGAGCTGGTTGTGCCGCTGGGCGCGTACGACCTCCCGCCAGTGATGGATCGCTGCGACGAGCTCCTGGAGAAGTTCGTGTCGCATTTGCTCAGCGATCCGCCGCTCCCGGACGCGGAGCCCGCGAGCGATTCGGACACCGATCGCGACGCCGCGGAATTCACGACACGGCTGCTCACCGTCGAGGGTGCGGAGTCGGGGTACAACAACCTCGGGCTGCTCCGGCGCGCCACGCGCAAGGCAGGCGTGTACGACTCGGCGTTCGTCGTCATCTCGATCGACCCGACCGGCAACGGCTGGCAGCCGATGGAGATTCGCGCGCTGCCGACGGCCAAGACCGTCCAGGACGCGACGATCGACCCGATGACAGGGATTCCGGTCGCCGACAACGACGAACGGCTGACGACGCGGTACGTGCGCGACGACCAATCGCTCACGGACAGCTCGAGCGAAGCGCAACGACAGTGGCTCCCGCGGCTCTGTGGCGAAGTGCTCACGGGCGAGAACGTCGGCCTGTTGCCCGAGACGTGTAGCGGGATCGCGGACGCGACAGGCGTCTTCATCGTCCGCTATACGCCGCTCTCGAAGCTCAAGGCGCAGTTCCCGGAACAGCTGAAGGACGCGGACGACGACACGCTCCGGAAGCTGATCGACTGGCGGCCGGAAGACACCGAGCACGCGAAGAAAGCGTTTCTGCGCAAGCAGCATATCGACCGCACGGGCGACGGGAAGATCTCCGACTCGGCGCTCTGCTGCACGATCAGCCTCTATTTCGCGTCGCATTTCGCGTATCCGAAGGGCGCCTATATCTGCGCCGCCGGCGGCGACATGGTGCTCCACAAGCAGCCGTGGAGCGGGATGGTCGAGACGGAGCCGGGCAAAGTCTCTGAGGAAATGCTGATGTTGCCTGTCGCCCAGGAGCGGCACCTGGACGATGACGTCGACGACGACCCGTACGGCAAAGGACTGATGCGGAAGATTGGCCCCGCGGACGACGTGCGCGGGGAAACGATCCTCGCGTACCTCGACTACATGGATCGGTTCAGCCATCCGCAGATGTTCTTGCCGGTGGGCTCGATCATCCAACCGGGCGAAGCGCTCTCTCGCGACGACACGCCGATCCTGTTCAATCCGCAGGGCAAGCCGGAGTGGGAAGATGTCCCCAACTTCCCGAGCGACGCGAAGGAAATGCTCGATCGCGCGACTGCGTACCAGGATTCGGCGATCGGGCTCGAGGAAACAGCGCAGGGCGGCGAAGCGCCGAGCGTCACGTCCGGGATCCAGGCGCAAATAGTCGTGCAGCAGGCGCACGCGAACATGAGCACCGCACGCCAGAATCTCGCGGACTGCCAGACCCGACTTTGGCGGATCGTCGCGCAGCAGCTGCGGGTGTTCTACACCATCCCGCAGAAGCTCAAATACCAGGGCGACGACGGCGCGTACAAAGAGCGCGAATGGACGCGCGTCGATCTCGGGTCCACGCGCGACATCGACATCGCGCGGGGCTCGTTCACGCAGAAATCGCCGGAGCAGAAGCAGCAGCAGCTCGATCAGCGGTTGATGGCACGGCTCATCGACCCGGAGGAGCACGAGCGGCTGTCGGCCGGGAACATCAAAGCGATTCTCGGCTACCAGGACAACCCGCACCGGATGCGGGTGCGCCGCCAGATCGCGGCGTGGCGCAGCGGGCCGGGGCCAGACTTTCAGCAGAAGCAGGCGCAGTATCAAGCGACGTATCAGCAGTGGCAGGCCGCGGCGCAACAGGCGCAGCTGGCGGGTCAGCAGCCGCCGCCGGCCCCGCCGGATCCGGCGACGCCGTTCGATCCGCGCTCGGTCGATGCGGAGCAGGACGTGGCGCGCGTGCGCTGGCTCGAGCTCCGGCGCGAGATCGCGGGCACGTACTACACGCGCTGCGATCCGGTCTGGCGCCAGAAGATTGACGCCGCGTACGAGGCGGCGCGGAAAGCCGCCGGGATCATGACGCTCCAGGAGCAGCAACAGGCGCAGGCGGCCCAAGCGCAGGCTCAGGAAAAACAGGCCCTCCAACAGGCGGCGATGAAGGAGCGCGCCGCTGGCGCGCGGCAGGCGTCGCAGCAGACGCACGACGCGAACGAATCGGACGCCCAGCGCGCGTTCAGCCGCGAGCAAGAGACCGCCCGCGCGGAGCTCGAGCGCGAGCGGGCCGCGATGAACGCTCAAGGCGGATCGGTACCGGCGACACAAGCGCCGCCGGTCCGCACCGTCCAACTCACCCCCTAAGAGGATTCTCGAATGAGTACCGCCGTCGCGCCGGTCGCTGACAGCACCGGCGGCTCCGCCGCGCCCATCACGCAGACCAACACGGTCACGTCCGACCCGATCGACTCGCTGGATCTCTCGAGTCTCAATTCCGGGGTCGACACCATGGAGTCGATCTCGATTCCCGAGAGCCAGATCGTCGGGAAGCGACAGGACGCGGCGGCCGCGCCGGATCCGGCTGGCAAGCAGCGGAACGCCGACGGCACGTTCGCGAAGGCCGCGGAAGCGACCGCGGACGACGAGGACGACGGCGAAGCGAAGCCGACGCCGTTCCAGTACCGCTCGATGGGCAAGACGCACGACCTCGAGGGCGCCACCG